CTTCAAATATGGCTTTTGATTTATCTACAGAAGTTGCATTTGGATTTAATGTAAAATCTATTTTAGTTGTGACCGCCGCTGGTGTTGCTACTTCATATGTGATGGCATGTGTGAAGCCTTGGCAAACAGTGAGGGATAGTTTTCGATACAAGTTATCAAAACTAGCTTGGCGATCCGCTGAAAAACCGTTGATTGACTCTCAACATTTTAGGTCCACATTTGAGACCACCCAATTACATAACAAGAAACCTGTTGTTGGACATACCCATCCTAAATCTGCTGCATCGAGATCCACAGCTTCGGCTTTTGTGGAGAACTATTGCGTTCTTTTAGGTATGAGTCCTTATTATGTTCAACAGTCTCGTTCTGATCAACGTAAAGGTCGTGAAGGTTCAAGGCTACATTATTGGACGAAAGACTATAATGCAGAACCCGTAAAATATGAACCCAAACAGAATAGTCTGTTAGGCATGATTGACGTTGATTACTATATAAATATGCCACGGTTACTCGCTCGCGAGTTCAAACCTACTATTTTGTACAGTTTTCAACCAGATGAAGTCGCTTGCTCAAAGGGTGAGTATTCCTTTACATTTGATACTAACAACCACGTTGACTACATAGTAGCTGGCGGTGGACATTATAATCACCCGTTATGGCATTATAATAGTGATAGTATCAATGTTGTTCAGAAATGGTTTGGAATACCTGTTGTGTTTGCTAATTATTTAGTAGACCGCAAATATGTCAATCCCCATCATTATCTTATAATGTTAACACCACTTGCAAGGTGGAGAGGCTTGTGGGCTATGATATCATACTTGGTATCTGGCCCAGTTCTAAAACGGCTAGAGATAGTCGAGCAAGTCCAGTGCGTTGACGAAGATACAAAGAAGAAAACTTCATATAACTTTCTAAGGATGAAAGTCCAGAAAGCTGATGGGTTATATATCTCTACAGGCATTGCTGGGTTGAACACTTCGGTGACAATACCCAGTGATGATGACAATGAGTTGGCATTACAAGGGTTAAGAGGAAAAGGAGCATTAACCGCAGGTACAACCAAATCATACCTTACTGACAAGGCTAAGTATGGAGCGTTATTAGCATACCATAAGGCAACAAATATTAGAGATCACCCTGTTGCATTTCCAGTTAGTAAGGCGGTAAATCGTTACCAGATAACTGAATCCTATGATGAAGACGCTAAGCCGTCCATGACACCAATAATGTGCCCATTAGTAAATGGAGCTTATGCTCCTGACATTTGTAAGGAGAATGAAAAGGCGTGCATTGCTGGACGAATTGAAAAGGTTAGGAGTAAACCAGTTATTGAGACGCAGTTCCTCATGGACTGCATACAGGAGTTCGCAAAACTATTAATACCAGATGAACATACATTACACCCAGTCAGCGTCGAAGAAGTGTATGAACATCAACCTCGCCCATCACAAAAGAGTATATTAAATCGAGCATGTGATAGTTTCAAACAAGCTGTACGTATGGCAATGTTTATGAAGCGTGAAGCATATCAGGATATTAAAGATCCCAGGCCAATCACTACATTGTCCGGCCAGTTGAAACTTGAATACTCATCATATTTATACTCATTTGCAGAATTAATTAAAGAACAAAAATGGTATGCTTTTTCAAAGAAACCAGTTGACATTGCTGTCAGGGTCTCAGAAATTTGCCAAAGTGCTAAATGGATTGTAAATTCAGACTTCTCCCGTTTCGATGGTCGAGTTGTCGAGTACTTGAGGAAAATGGAGAGAGCCTGTTTATTAAGAGCATTCGATCCTGTATACCATTCACACTTACTGGATTTACACTCAGAGCAGTTAAATACAGAGATAACAGGTAAGTTTGGTTCCAAATATGACATACAATACGCTAGAGCTTCTGGTTCACCAGAGACATCAGCATTCAATACTCTAGCTAATGCTTTCTGCGCTTATATAACTTTCAGAAGGATGAAATATAATGATAGCTTCAAGAAGTTTTACACCCCGAAAGATGCATGGGATCGACTAGGCATCTACGGAGGTGATGATGGGTTGACAGCCAACATCGATCCGTTGGTTTATGAGGAGACTTCAGAGATGATAGGACAAGTCCTTGTTGCTGAGAAGGTGATGAAAGAACAAGGTATGGGTGTAGTATTCCTATCACGTGTTTACGGTCCTGAAGTATGGTATGGAGATTTGCATTCTTGTTGTGATCTTCCCAGACATTTGTCAAAATTACATGTCACAGTAACATTACCTGACAATATCACACCCTTAGATCGCTTGTTAGAGAAATGTAGATCATATTATCTAACAGATAAATATACTCCCATTCTAGGTGACTTTGTTAGTAAGGTCATCGATTTGCATGGTTCAATCCCTGAGATTAGAAATGAGCTACGTCCCATGCAAGCTTGGAATTCAGATCTAGAGTTAAAATATCAATATCCCAATGGCGTGTTTGATTGGTATTCCAAGAAGGTGTATACACCAGAATGGATGATAACTTATGCGCGAGATGCTTTGAGTGAAATTAATTTTAACTTTGAATTATTTGATCTGAATATTAAGAACATTTACGATCTGAGAGAAATGATGAAATTCCCATGTTGCGCGAATCCTATTGAAGAAGACTTACCCACAGTGCGTTCTACAGTGTTCCTCAATGAAGACATGTTATATCAGGTACAACCTGTATCCCACACAACTTTACCAGAAATAAGTAATATTGAACAAACATCGAAAAGAGATAATGATTATATACAAGTAGATGCTACATTACCACAAACATACGTTTCACCGAAAAGTACAAAGATACCTGTGCCTAGTGCACCCAAGAAGAAACGTAATAGTAAGAATAAACTTAAAGTTGAATTTAATACAAAAGTGGGCAATGTCATGGTGAAAGAAGATGAATTGGAAGAGTTAGTCAAACAAAGAGATTTATGTAAGAAGGAAGTTAAGAGCAATCCTAGCAAGAAGAACTTAAATAGATACAAAGAATATGAGCGAAGGATACTAGCCTTAACATACAAGAGAGAGATGAAGGCTCTCTTACATGAAAGTCTCTAAATAACATATTAACTCCGATAAGAGCGGGGGTGAACGGCACCGAGGGACCTCCGCAACAGTTTAAACAATTTACTCTTATCGCTGAAACTGTGAAATGATCAAGTCTAAACGACCCAAACGCGTACAACAACGCAAACCACAACCTTCCAAGAAGCTCAAATCTACTAAAGAACTCGAGGACTTCCAAATGAAGTTGTCTAAAGTAATAAGTGGTGGAGTGCTAAATAGTGGCAGTGTCATTAAGTCTAGTGTTAAACAACCTAGTATCAAACCACGACACGAAAGCGAATTAGCTTCCTCCGTTGTTAGACAAATTCTTGATCCGTGTAATTCACCACCTGCAACATTACCCGATCAATATCACGGAAAGACTGAGTTCGTTACTTCCAGTACTGCAGTTACATTTGCATTAACAGCTTCTGGTGACAGATACTTCGAAATTCAGCCCTGTGCTAAAGAATTAATTGAAGCGTCTGGAACTAGTGCTTTCTCTACAACTGTTACTACTGACGATCAAAATCTAGCATTAATGGAAGATGACTATAAATATATTCGTCTAGTTGGCATGTGTGCTAAGGTATCTAAAGTTACGGCTTATGATACACCTAATGGACAGATGCTTGCTAGATGTTTCGTTCCTGATACAACAGCTGTCTTCCCTGCTGATGCTGCAACAGCATTAGCTCAACTCACAAGAAATGGTGCCCAACAACAGAACATTGCTGAAGGCTTCGAAATCGGATGGTGTCCTCAAAGACAAGTAGATTTTGTTCCTTTTGCTCCAGGAAGTACCTATGATGATAATCAAGACCTTAATGGACAGAACTTGAATTATCGTCCTATTATTGGTCTTTATATTTCTGGAGCTATATCTACTCAAATTCGTATTGAAGTTACAGCCCGTTGGGAATGTTTCTTATTACCTTCAAAGTATGCTCGTGGTGTAGATAAAATGATTCAATCATCCACAGCTATGGATCTACTCATGAGCGCAATACCTCAATTGTGCTTTGTAAAAGAAGGCTCATTAGTTCATACTGCATCAACTTATGCGTCTAAGGTCGCGGGTGTATTGGCAGGAAAAGGATGGGAAGCGATTACCTCATCCGCTCTTGCTAAGATCACTTGTTAATTAGATTAGATTGAAACTAATCCCTG